TGACTACTCTTGGGATACCGATATTCGTAATGTATACGTTATGGGTAGCGGTGGGGATGTCGCCCTCGGTGCATTGGCAGCGTTGGGTGTGGAAAAAGTAAAGACTGTCAAAGAAGCAGAACGCATTATACGTAAAGCAATTGCTATCGCAATTCAATACGACAACATGTGCTCTGACCCAATTCATACATTTACACAATTTAAGTAGGAGACAAAATGCCAAAGGGCGGATATCGACCAACAGCACCACAGAACAACACTGGGGTATCTGCTACAGGTGGCGCAGGTTCTAAAGCGGGACAACCAAATCGCTATATGTCTGGCGGTCAATACGGAGAGGGCAAAGCAATGGCAGAACAGCAAGCGGGCGCACCAATGGCTGCAGCCCCAACAGGAACATCAGCATCACCAGCGGCAGCATCAGCACCTCCAATGCCACAGTTACCTTCAATTGGTTCACTTATGGACGAGAGTAATAACCCAGAAGAGCCAATCACAGCAGGTGTAGACTTCGGTCCTGGTCCTGGTTCAGATGCAATGCCTAGAGGCTTATCTGCTAACACACGTCCAGATGAGAATGCAGCACTAGTTGCACAGTACCTACCAGATTTGATTCAAGCAGCAAGTTACAAAGACGCACCAGATTCATTTAAGCGATTCGTTAACTACTTAGCGAGCAAGTAATGAGTAAGGCAGCATGGCTACCAGGTAGCCTATTCGATAACATTGACAAGTTTGCCAATTCACTTGGCTACCAGAACGCAGCAATTGCTATGGAACTTGCTATGATTTCATGGAAATCACCAGAAGACCGCGATAACTTCATCCTAGGTATTACAGGTGAAGATGTCCAAGGCGGCATAGAGAAAAAATACATTACTAGTTTCAGGGGGTAAGAATGCCATTGTGGAATGAATTCACAAATGCTCTATCCACTGCTAAAGCAGTAGGTCAGCGCTTAACAGGAGGCGGAAGCACCCTTACAGGAGATGAACTAGAGAAGGAAAAAGCATTTCACGAAACAGTGAAGAATGCATTATCTGCTGTTGACAAGGAAATTGAGTCAGTACCAGGTCTTAATGTTGCAAAGAAGTTAGCCGCTAAGAGCGGAGATATGCTTCTTCGTGGTGCTATCCAACTTAACAATAAAGTTCTATCTCCTTATGTATTTCGTCCTTTATCAACTGTAGCATTAGTCACAGATATGTCATCACCACTTTACAAAAAGGGTGAGTACGAAGAAGGATTCCAACTTTCTGATATTAAGTCTGCGTACAATCGCAGTGCTAAGGTATCAACAATGCAGGCTCTTACTAAGTCGGATTTAATTCCACTAGTAAAGCCACTATCTTCAATTGTTCTTTCTACTGGAGACATCGATATTGATGATGTTGACCTATGGAACGATGCAAGCATCCAGAAGAACTACGTAGACAATACTGTCGGTCGTTGGTTCACTGGTATCGGTGACCTTGTTATAGGTAATGCAGCACTTGGTGCTGTTGGACGTATCGCTGGTATTGCTGCTAAGGCTGGCGGAGCCAAGGCTGGTTTATATACAGCAAAGAAAACTATTGATGACCTAGCATCAGACATGGATAGCGGTATTCTATACGCTAATTCTAATGGCGCTAAAGGTTCACAGACAGTTTCTGGTTCACACGTAGCACTTCTTGCCGAATCTAAAGATTACGGTACAATTTCTGACGTAATTGGTAAATACTCAACCAATGGTCGTCTTGTTAACCTAGTTCGTGATGCACGCACACCAGAGGCAGTAAGAGACCTAATCCTTGCGGATAAAGGTGATATCGGTGCATTAGGTCGCCTAGCGGCTACATCACCAGATGATTTGTTTGATTTATCAGATACGGGAGCGCAACTACAGGCTAAGTTCTTTAAGGGTGGACAGACATACGTACCTACTGGACCAGCGGTTGCACGTCTTAAGTCTGCATATGATGCAGCAATTGAAAAGAATCCGCAGTACAGAAAACTTCGTGATGCATTCTTTGACCCAGATTATAACTTAACTCCTGGCGGTAAGGCTTACATGCCTATCGAACCAGCATTCGGTACTTCTGCACTTATTAAGGGACAACAAGTTCTTCGCAATGTAAAGGAAACAACACGTTTCCGTGAGTTTGCAGAACTTAAACTGCCAGGTCGCTTAGGCGCACCAGCAACAACATTTGTACGTGCAATTTCACGTGGTACAGAATCTTTGCCTACAGGTTTTGTAACCTTCTCTGGTCTACGACCACTAGATGGCCGTATTGAACTCAATGCATTCCTTAATAACATCAAGTTGTTTGACAATGGAATGGAAGAGATTCTAGTTGCTCCAGGAGTACGCCGCAAGGTGGGCGATATCCGTCGCGACTTTGAAGAGCAGTACATGAAGTCTATTGGTACAAACCAAATCAAGGCTCTTGATGAGATTGATGCAGCAATCGGAAGAATGCTTGCATATAAGGTTGGTATTTTTGATGAGAAGGAAATTGCTAACCATATCCAGACATACCGTGGCAATGTAAACCGTGGACTTGAATCATTAAAGGCTAACGGATACGCAATCGGTCATGATGGTCGTCGTATTGAGACAGATGCACAGACACTTCGCCAAATGGAAGAGTCATATCGCTTTACTCCTTGGGATTCAATTGAGCGTAAATTAAATCTTGATTACACAGAGAGCGCATTAAAGCGCAGAGGTGGTGTGGCATCTGATATAGGTGCGGCAGCATTCCGCGACCTTAACCGTTTATGGACATTCGACGTACTTGTACGCCCTATGTACATCCCTAAGCAGTCTATCTTTGAACCAATTGTAAGTGCAACTATTGCACAGGGTATGGATTTCATCTGGAAGGATGTACTTCCACTTACCAAGAATGGTATGATTGGTCGCGCTACACGTAACTTTACTAACTGGACCTTCAAAAAGGGAACATTAGGTCTAACTGCTAAGCAGCGTAAGACTGTTGATGGCGTTATCTCAGATAAGTATAAGGCTTACAACGAGGCTGCAGCAATGAAGACTCAACTACAGGTAGAGGTCGAAGGACTTCTACGAGGTGGCGCTTCTCCTGCCGTTAAGGCATCTGCTATTGGTCCTGCACGTAAGGAACTTGAAGCAGCAGAACGTCTACTTGATAAGTTAGAATTAGAACTACGTGAGGCTGTTGTACCAGTAGGCGTTAGGGACGCTGTACCAAGCCTTGCTACACTAGAACGCCGTGTTGCGTTCCTTAACTCACGCCCTAAGAGTCCTGCTGCTAAGAAGCAGATTGCTAAGGCTGAACAAGCAATTGAGAACTACAAAGATACGATTGCAAAGATGGCAACCAATAAGAAGGTTATCCAGGATGCAGACGTTAAGTTGGCTTCCGCCTATGACGATGTAGACAACATTCTTAACGAACTAAAGCCAGCCCTTAAGGCTCGCGCTGATGTTTATGGTAAGAGCGAAGCATTTTCAAAGCGCTACTATGGCAAAGAAATCCAAATGCGTATGCTTGACAACGGTGAATACGTATCTATCGATTCATTCGTAACTGGTACTAACAACTTTAGTGCTGCACTTCGTGCTGAAATTTCTAATGCTCGCACAGTTGACCTGAATATAATGGGACAACTCTCAGTTGGTACACGTCAAGGTGTGTTAAGTCGCAAGATTCCTAGAGATACCATTCGTGTTTCAGATAGCGGATACTTCGCAGAACTACAACACATTGCTAATCGTCAGTTCCGTGGAGACCCATTGATGGATTTAATCCTCAAGGATACTTCAATGTCAGAACTCCTTAAGTGGGGTAAGAGCACATCAGGTGCTAGATACTTAGAGGCATTTGATGTCTACGAAGCAAAGCACATTGCGCCTTATCTTGCTGAGAAGGTGTCTCTAGTTAACCGTACTTTCCCTTCACTAGAAGCACGTGCGGCTATTGTTGCAAGAGAAGTGTCAGAGCAAGAACTCATGTCATGGCTTGCACCATATGCAGATGAACTATACGATATTGTACCTACTAATTTCGCTTACGGCGTAGCCGATTCAGGAATTGCTACAGGTAAATATGCTGCGATTGCTAACGTGGTTAATAATACATCATCGGCTATCTTCCGTAAAATGGCTAGTGCTGAAAATCCTATCCGTAATGCTTTCTTTGATAATGCTGCAGCAGATGCGTTGGCACGTAAGGCAAGTGACCTTATTGCACAAGGTATCGATGTGACTCCTGCTCAATGGAATGCCCTACGTCAGTCTGCTAGCCGTGAAGCAATCCAAGAACTAGAGAAGACTGTTTACACAATTCGTCGTCAAAATCGTTTGCTGCATAACGCTCGCGCAGCAGTAGCATTTCCGACTGCAACAGTTAATGCATTCTACCGTTATGGTCGTCTTGCTGCTAAGAACCCAGTTCGTTCAACAGGCTTTGCGTATAACTATGGTCGCACATTCCAGAACTTTGGAGTGGATGAGAATGGTAATCCAACAGACGATATCAATGCAATTACACACATTATTGTACCTGGAACAAAAGAACTAGGTCTAGGCTTTATGGATGAGGGCATCGCCCTTAATGCTAAGTCTTTAGGCTTCCTTCTTAACCAGCCATCTCCATCATTTATCTCTGCTTTATCTGTGGGAACAATAATGAAGACCTACCCAGGAACAGAAGAAGGCATCAGAGATATTATGAATGCTGGCGGAATGAATCTATTTGATACTTGGTTCCCTTACGGAGCGCCAACTTCAGTTACTAAAACATTTATTCCACCGTATGCTAATGCACTATGGAATGCTGCAACTGGTGACCCAGGCAAGAAGGATTACTTGGCTTCATGGACATCTGTTTACAACTATCACAAGATGCTAGTTGAGATTGGTGTTGAGAAGGAATTCCCTGGAGACGCACAGATTCTTAAGGAAGTAAGAGGCTTATGGACTGAAAAGTTCCTTTCAGGCTTTGCTTCTGTTGCTGGTGTACCTTACAAGGTAGAAACCAACCCAATGCGTATGACAACCAACTTGTACTATCGTTTAGTCGAGAAGTACAACAAAATGGGTTACTCTACTCAGGATGCCCGCGATGCTGCAGGTAATGAAATGCTGAATACAATCGGTACCGACTTCATGTTAGACCGTGTAACATCAAGTAACTCTAGCAAGAACTTAAAGATTCCAGCAACCTATGAGGCTTACAAGCGTGTCTTTGAAGACAATGATGAACTTGTTGGTCAATTAGCAGGCATTGATTCCGAAGATATTGGAATCGTTAGTTTACTCACTGCTGATATGAGTAGAGACCCAGCAGAACAATCATCTAATATTACTGGTATCCTAAGTAATCCTAAGTTGGTTCTTCCAGGAACAAGTAGAAGCATTAACACGTTCCGTATGACTCCACAAGAGGCAGAAGCAGAGCGCTTGAAGCAACGCACATGGCGACAGTACAGCCTAGTAAAAGAAGCCTTAGAGGCTAAGATTACAGATGGCAAAACATTGCGTTCACATCCAGAACTTAAGGTAGCACTAGACGGATTAGTCGAATCTACTTTTAAGAACCAGAGCCAAGCATGGTATGATGAGTACCAACTTTCAGCCAGTGGTGACAAGTCTTACAAGTATGCTAGAGCACTTACTACTATTACTAATAATGCAAAGTTTATGACTGCTAATGGTGATAAGCAGTATTGGAAGGATGCTAACACGTTCATGCGAGCGCGTAACATCTTCACAGCGTTCTACCAGTCATTACCTGACTATGACCCGCGCAAGGCGCTAATCAAAGACAAGTACAATGAGTGGGTTGCTGAAAATGCAAAGCAGTGGGACCCTAACTTGGCATCAACGATTGATTTCTATTTTGAAAACGACACCTTGAAAGCGGTTAACTAATGGCAGACGATGTAACTCCAGAATACAACTCGCAAGAGTTGGCTCTGATTGAAGCCCTAAAGGGTATTAGTGCAAACAACGCGCCAACTGACGGTCCTAGAAGTACTGGTAGCACAAGCATTAGTACAACTATAACCAAGTTAACTACCGCATCTGCTCGAGCAATGATGGAGGCTGCAAAGGAAGCCGCTGGTTACACTGGCGGATTTAGCAAAGAAGAAGTACAAGCATTCATCAAAGAGTTCAATGCTGCTCAAGCAAAGCAAGTTGAGCGCATTGTAACTATTGCTAACAGCAAGACCACACCTGGAGCAACTGCAGAAGCAAAGAAGAAGATTCTTGAGACTACCGCTAGAGAAGAGTTCCCATCTTTCTTTAAGCCAGTAGAGTTTGCAACTGACTACATCTGGGGCAAGGTTAACTTTGGAAAAGAAGCAAGCCTTAGCGGCAAGAACCTTGGAGTTCTAGCAGAGGTACGTGGAGTTGTTAAAGACTTCCAAATCCTTGGATATTCAGATGCAGAAGCACTTGCTGCTGCTAAGGATATCGCAAGGGGCAAGTACACAGTTAAAGACTTTACTACTAAGATTCAAGCCTTAGCAATCCAAGAGTATCCTCAGTTTGCTGATAGATTTGCAACAGACCCAACTCTTACAGTTAAGAAGATTGCACAGCCTATTATTAACATGCTCGCAGAGACATGGGAAGTAGATGCTGATACAATCGATATGAAGAACCCAATTGTTACATCATGGCTACACCCAGGTGGAGCAGATGGTAAGCAACCACCAATTTCATACAATGAAGCATACCAACGCGCATTGAATGACCCTAAGAATGAACTTACAAAAAGAGCAAATGAGTCTGCACGTGATGCAGCCGTTGGTCTTGCAAGTGCATTTGGATTCGGAGTATAATGGCATCCGCAGACGCACGCAATGAAGCACGATTAGCCGCTGCAAGAAAAGCAGCATCTGGAGCGACCACACCTACCATTGTAGATGAGCAAACAAAAGCGCAAGCAATGCGTGTTCCTACTTTAACTCGCGCTCAGCAAGTAACTGCTCAACGTCTTGCTACTTCTCCAATAGCACAGCAAGCAGCAAAAACGACTGCTGCGTTAAAATCTTTTACTGCTAAAGGTGGACTCCTTGGTGTTCCTGGAAGTAATCTTCCTGGATACAAGCCTGCTGGTATAAAGCCAGTAGACACACCGATTGTAACACCTATTGTAACACCTACTGACGCACCAGTTGGAACTCCTCCAGCATATGTTTATAATGCTGCAACTAAGACTTGGGAACAACCACCAAAGCCAACAGGCGCTGGTACATGGGTTTGGGATAATAACGAAGGCTGGACAGATTCTACTGTAGTTGCTGGCTCAACTGGCAGCGAAGCAGGTAGTGAGAAAATCCTTGCAAAGGATACTTTCAAGAACACTCTAGCATTATACTTCGGCGCAGCCGAGATGAGTAAGCCTTGGGTAGATGGACTTTACAAGTCCGTATCAGGTTTCTATAAGACTGGTTCCACCATAGCAGAATCGCTCAACCTATCATTGATGGATGTAAGAAATAATCCTGATATGAAAGAGTTTACAAAGCGATTTAAGGGTGTCTATGCATTAACAGACCTTCTTGCAGGTGGAACAGCAGTAACAGTTCCAACCATTGCAGAATATTTTAAGTCAGAAGCAATGATGGGTGATACTCTACGTGAGGCTGGTCTTGGAGACCTTGCCACACAGGACTTCCTTGGTGATATCATTGGACGCAATAAGTCAGTACTTGAAGTTGGTAAGTTAATTACTGACACATTTGCTACTATTGACAATGCACCTAAGGCACTTAAGGATACACTTGCGGAATATTTCCCAACTGTAGACCGCGTATCACTTGCCAAAGCATTGCTTACTGGTAAGGAAGGCGCAGCAGCGCTTGATAAGAAGATTAAGGGAATTAGCGTTCTATCTGCAGCAGGCTCACAAGGTGTTAAGACAGACCTTGCAACAGCAGGCGATATTGCAGCAATGGGTTACGGTTACACAGAAGCACTAGAAGGCTTCGGAACTGTAAAGCAACTTGAACGTGCTAACGTACTCGCTGGTTTTGAAGGTGGAAAGTTCACTCAAGAACAAGCACAAGGTTACGTATTTGGTAAGAGTATTGCCGAAGAAGAGCGTCTACGTCTACTTAAAGAAAAAGAGACAGCGCGATTTAGCGGAAAGTCTGGCTTAGCAGCCAGCGCACTCCGTGGCAAGTCAACAAGTACAGTACTATAAACAGAATCCTGAACGGACCCATCGGCCCCGTCAGCGTAATAGACCGATAGCAAGAGCCAAATTATTCCCCCGAATAAACCTTGAGGCTTGCGAACTACAACGAATAGAAGGGTGGTTGCTATGAGCAACAACTACTGGGATGAAGACGAAGACGACGATACAACTACAGAGACTGAAACCTTTAATGGTGATGGCAGTGACTTGCTTAAGAAGTTACGCAAAGCCAAGCGGTCAGACGAGAAGCGTATCAAGGAACTTACAGAGCAACTTGAAGGATATTCCAAGAAGCAGCGTGAGGCTATCGTCAAAGAAGTCCTAGAAAAGCAGGGCGTGAATCCTAAAGCAGCACGACTAGCACTAAAAGATATCGAAGATGTTACAGAAGAGTCAGTGAATAACTGGCTTGATGACAACGGAGACCTTTTTGGCTACGTGCCTAAGGATGCACCAGGCAATGAGGACTTGGCAGCACTACGCCGCCAAGATTCATCAGTCGCGGGTGGTAACGCGCCCGACAGAGGACAAGACCTAGAAATGCGTATCGCAAATGCGAAATCGGAAGATGAATTACGCGCAATCTTGAACTCGCAATAATCATAGTTTAACTAACTCACCTTGGAGGTGAATACATGACACAGCAATTTACATCTACAGACTCCGCATCTCTCGGAGGTACAATTGGTAGTGCTGGTCTAGTACAGAAGGCATACGACCGAATGATTGAATTCGCGTTGCGTGACGAACCACTAATTCGTTCTGTAGCAGACAAGCGTCCAACCGACCAGACTATTCCAGGTTCAGTTGTAGTAATGCAACTACACCCAGAAATGGCGAAGGTTACTTCTGCTCTTTCAGAGACAGTAGACCCAGATGGAGTAGCAATTGCTACACCAACAACGGTTACTATTACTCTACAGGAGTTCGGTAACTCAACAACTAACACCCGCGCATTGAAGATTTTCTCATACGTTGGTGTGGATGACGACATCGTTAACTTGATGGCTGTTAACCAGGCAGATTCAATCGACGAGATTGCAATGACTACTCTTCGTGGTGGTTCAAACGTAATCTACTCAGGCGCAACTGCTACATCAACTGCAACAGTAACTGCTGCTGCAACACTTTCTTCTGCTAACATCCGCAAGGCTGTTGCGAAGTTGCGTGCTAACAAGGCTAAGGGCCGTAAGGGTTCACTATACTGGGCTGGAGTTCACCCAGAAGTTGCTCACGACCTAATGGCTGAGACAGGTTCTGCAGGATGGCTATTGCCTAACCAGTACGGTGCTTCACAGGACCGCATCTGGGCATCAGAACTTGGTTCATATGCTGGTGCATTCTTCGTTGAATCACCACGTCTTTACTCAGCAACTGATGGTGCTGTATCTGCAAAGGTATACCGCACAATCGTTGCAGGTAAGCAAGCACTTGCTGAGGCTGTTGGCGAAGAGCCACACACAGTTCTTGGACCAGTCACAGACCGCCTAAAGCGCTTCCAGCCAATCGGTTGGTACGGCGTACTTGGTTTCGCTCGTTACCGCGAAGGTGCGCTATACCGCATCGAGTCAGGTTCATCAATCGCATAATTGATTGACGCTGTGGCAGGGGAGAAATTCCCTGTCACGGAGTAAGTCCATTAAGGAGACTAATGACTACATACATCTTTACCCCACCTTATGTGGATGAAACACCAGAGGGTGCAAGGCACCGTCTCTTTATGTATCTGTTGAAGTTCCGTATGGGTATTTCAATTGGTAAAAAGAACGGAACTTACTTCCAAGATAGATTCCCTCATCAAGATAACATTGACACCTATAGCGAGTTTTACGCAGGTGGTCATAAGCACAGCGTTAGCGAGGCAGTAAAGACGGCACTGATTGCCGCTAACGTGGGTGTAGATGAAAGTAACTTCGTAGAAGAGTAGGGACAATGAGTTTACATAGAATAAGAACGCATCCAGAGTATGTTGAAAATTGCTTTGGATGTAAAATTGGTGATTTACAATTAAATGCTGGAGATGCTACTAGGGATATTCCTGATAAACAATGGCAGCATAAGTTAGCCAATTATAAGAAGGCAAGGGCAGACGGTATCCAACCAGGCGGAACTTCGGAAGCGCACGTGGATGCAGCATACAAGGCATCAGAACTCTTGGGTAAAGCATACCAAGCAGAGTCAATGCCAAAGGCGCACAAGATTAACAAGCGTGTTGCCGAAGTAGTAAACACAGGAATACTCAATAAACCATAAGGGGAAATAAATGGCAGTAGCAAAGAAAGCAGCAAAGAAAGCGCCAGCCAAAAAAGGCTCAGTCGCTAAAACGTTTGATATTAAAAAATTAGTTCCAAAAATGACCAAGCAAGATGCAGCAATGAAGAAAATCCTCGAGAAGAAGAATGGTAAAATCTATGGCTAAGTACAACTCAGTTAAGGGCAAGTTGCCTAAGGGTGGCGGAAAAGGCCTCTCAGGAGATGCTCTAGTAGGTAAGGTATCACAGGCTACTATTGATAGCATTAAGAAGATGGGCATGACAGAAGCACTTAAGTTGGCTGGTAAGAACGGTCCAACTGCAGGTGGTATGGCACGTGAGTTCCAAGAAGGTGTCCGTCGTATGTACGGAGCACAGCGTCTTGCAGCCGCTAAGTCAAAGTATTCAGGTCCAGCATCAAAGCCTACTGTTAAGTCAGCAGATGCTGCTCGCGCAGCAGCAAATAAGGCATCTACTAAGCCTACTGCAACTAAGCCAAAGGTTGCTCCTAAGAAGGATAACACTAAGTCTAACGTACTAAAGGCATCAGCAGGAACTGCAGCAGCACTTGGTTTACTTGCTGTTAGTAAAGGTAAGGGCGCATCACTGGCCGCTAAGTTATCTCCAGCAGTTGGTAGTCTTGCTAAGTCTGGTATTGGTAAAGCGCTAATTGGTAAGGCTCCAAAGATTTCACCA